ACCAGGATCTCTACGAGTATGGGGGGTATCAAACGGTATTACAAAACCCCCAGAGGATCTTTGCGCGACATATTCTGTTCCGTGCCCAATAAAGTCTACACCCTTACCTGTTAGCGATACAGGGTACCCAGACTGAGGTCCACGAATCCATCCACCTTTGCTTCTACCACCCTTCATCTTCTCAAGGACAGCAATGGTGTCCTGCCACTTGCGGTGTGCTTTGTTTCTACCGTCACCGTGGTAATAGGACAGGTTATCTGCACCTCTAGGCAGTGCTGCCCACTCCATCGAGAGATTCTTAGCAAATCTCTCTGTGGAGATCTTGCCAGACATAAAATCATTCAGTCCACGACGCTTGAGGAGCAGATCGTAGATGTAGTCCTGTCCATTCTGGTCAAACTTAAACTTGGCAGGATCCTTACCAGCATTTCTCAGAACCTCAGACGCTGTACGCATCTGGATCTGGTAACGACCCATTGCAAACTGACCACCCCTCTCATTGAGAAGTTGAGTGATCGTCTTTGTAAGGATAGAAGAGTCTTTCTTACCGCCGACCAGTTTGGTGTAGTCATTTCCAGACTCAACTGCACCAATAAAACTGCCAAGGTTGCTGGATGCAGGCATTTCACCTGCCCTAGCGGGGGTTGCACCAGTTACAGTATCAAGGGCAGCACCACCAGCATTGCTGAGGTCTTCACTCATATCAGATGATCCATTGACCCACTTCAGGACCTGCGTCAGTCCTTTCAGCATCCAGATCAGCGGTGCAAAGGCAACTTCACCCAGGAAAGATGCCACTTCCTTAATTACTGGCATATGTGGAGCAATGAAGTCCACCATCTTCTGAATGGCAGGACCTAATTGCTCAAAGAATTCTCTAGTTGCGTTCTTGATCGGTTCAAGGAAGGCATTAATCGCTTCCATTATTTGCCCGAAGAACTCGCTTAGGGGTTCGATCACATTTTTGATGATAGGACCCAGGAACTTACCTGCGTGTTCACCAAGGAACGCACCCAGTGCGTTACCAATCAGTCCACCAAGAGGACCAGCGACTGCGTTGCCTACCTGTGCAAGTGCTACACCACCAACCGTGGCACCTACACCAGCACCGATTGCTGCAGATTGGCGATCTTCCTCAGGAATACTCTCATCTTGTAGAGTACGTTGATATGCTGCATATCCTTGAGCGGCAGCAACCACGGTTTGACCGATGACATTACTACCCAGGAACTTACCAAGGTTGAGGATACCTCCCCCAACCATACCCAAAAGTCTACCAAAGTTGGCAATGGTACCAACAGGATTCTTAAGGAATGAGAGACCTAAAAGGGCAGCAGCACCTACACCAACCAGTTTTAGTGCACCCTTTAACCTCTCTTGCCACGTCTTATCTTTACCAAATGTCTGTTCCCAGGCACCATTAATAAATCCAGTAATCCCCTTGAAAAATTTTACGGTTGCATTAAAAAATGACCCCAGTCGTTCAAGTGTTGTCTGTATCGCTCGTTTATTCTTCGGATCCGCTAACCAGTCCAGTGCTGCAACAAACAACATAGACTTTAGGAATTTGCCTAACCATTCTAAGAACGATGGTGCTGCAACAGACAGAACACTACCAATCTTCTCACCAAGGTTAGCACCAGCTCCTCCTTCGATTCTATTCTCTAGTGCCTTATCTTTTGCTAGTTGCTGTCTCTTTCTCTGGTCTTGAATCTGCTGCCTTGCAGCATTCTGCTGTTTAGTCAACATTACACCGATACTGTTGACCGTAGCGCCAAGGGAATTAATCGCACTTAATGTTGGCGCGAAACTTGCACCAGCAATTTGCTTACCGCCAACAGTTATGGTAGCTCCAGAGTCCTTTGGTGCTGTGACGAACTTATAGAATCTAATTTTAGGACTTGCTGCAGTTGCCATTATCTAATGCCTGCTCCAGTGGTTGAGTATTGAACATTCGCACCGCTTCCAGAACTGGATGCAGGTCTAACAATGGGTTGTACAACAACAGGTTGTGCTGCTGCAGGTCTCCTCGTAGGCGTAGGTGGCGGAGGAGATGTCTTGTTACTATCAGTATTTATCGTTGCTACTGGATCAGGTGGGGTGTTAACAACCCTGTTCTGATGACTGTTTGGTGTCTTAAACAGATGAGGATAGACATTGTGGGGACTGAGGTCTCCACCTTTACCTCGCTTATACACTTCCAAGTGTAGGTGCGTGTTGGCAACATCGCGACCCACTCTTCTCATATCAACAAGTTTACCAATTTTTTGACCCGCCTCAACACGATCGCCAGGTCTTACACTAGGCATCATATGGACATATCTCTGATCATATCCATCATCGCCCTTAATCATCATACCAGAGAGATAATCCAGGGTACCAAGGAACTTCTCTGCCAATACAACACCACCCGTCAGCGCAACCACATCGATCGCTGGATCAGCACCGAAGGGAGGTTTCTCAGTCAGGTCAATACCAGCGTGAGCACCTCTAGATGAATTGGGGTGAGTTCTATGATATTGGTTTGCTTGACCAGCAAATCTACCTCTAGGTAGAGGGAAGATCGTGCTACCTTTACCACCCTTGCTAGGTCCACGAACCTTCAATTCCTCCAGCACCTGAGTGCTAGTCATTACTTGCTGCTGTTGTCTCTTTCTCTTCTCTTGAAGTTCTCGGATGTGTTGTTGCTCAGCGCGAATCCTGTTCTCTACGGTGTTAACACCAAGGTCAGCGTGTTCACCAGTAAAAATTCGAGCATCTCTACCGTGTTTTTCTTGGTGTCTCTGTAAGAACTGTAGTTTCTGCTCTGCTGCTGCAATTTCGTTGTCGGTACCAGTTACAGCTTTTTCTGCCTGACGCTTCTCTCTTTCAGCAGTTGCCATCTCATTTTCTAGACCAAGCACATTAGCAAAGGCACCAAGATTGTCAGCAGCACCCTGCATCAACTCCATACCACCATTAATCCAACCCTGAAGAGTCTCCAGGGCAGCCTTGACCCAAGGAGAGTTCAGCATATCAATCATACCCTGAACTGCTGAGTCAGCAATGGGTTTCAAGAAGTCTCCGATCATAACGAAGACTGGTACCATCTCATCCCAGAGATTAACGAATGCGTCTACAACAGGAGAGATATATGCCTGAAATGCTGGCAAAGCAATCTCTAAGAAGAAATTCTTGAGAGGTTCTAGAATGGGTGTGATGCTATCGCCAATGAAAGCACCAATCTTCTCTCCCAGGAATGATCCTAGAAATTGTCCGACAATGGGACCAAGCGGACCCAGGATAGGTGTCAGCAGAGCAGACATCGCAAGACCACCGACGACAGCACCTACACCTGCACCTACGGCAGTCTCTACCTTCTCACCCTCTGCCAGTCTAGTAGCAGTTGACGCAACACCAGCAATGACAGAGATACCACCACCTTTGAGGAATTTACCACCACCTTTGAGGAATTTACCAGCGCCTGCCTTGAGTCCCTTCATCCTACGGATGTGGGCAATGCGTCTTGCTCTTGCTCTTACTGCCTGCTTGTGCAATTGCTTGGGCGATGAGTTCTTTCTCATCGCGTTTCCCAAGAACCTGGTCAGTCTAAAAGCATCACCAATAAGTTTCCAGGGTTTTAATATTCTATCTGCTACCACCAGCGCGGCGAGACCACCTACTATCTTCAGTGCCCCCATCAGGAGACTCTCTTCCCCGAAGGCACCCAGTAAAAGGTTGACTGAGGTCTGCACTACGCTCCACAACGTAGACACCCAAGCAGTAATTATCTTTATACCTGTCTTAATTATACCTTTATTCTTTGGATCGCTGAGAAAATCTAATACAAACCAAGTTGCAACAGACTTCACCAACCACATAAATGGTCCAAGCAACTTCTCCAACCAGGTAAGTTTCATCCCAGTTGGCGGTGCCTTAGCACCTTTATCTAAGTCCTTATCCTTTACTCTACCTTTCTCTATTCTATCTTCTAGTGCTTTATCTTTCTTCAGTTGCTGTTGCTGAGCAGTTACTCCACCAGTCAGTAGTTGTTGACTAAGTGCCATTTGACTGGCAAGGATGTTACCAATATCTTCCACAACAAAACCCATCCTAGTCACTGCTGTCGTCATCGCAGCAATAGGATTAGAGGTACCGCCTCCCGTCTTTGGAGGGAGGAAGGATCTAATTTTTACGGGTTTTGTTGTTGCCATTAAAGTGACTGACCTTTGGACGCTGCCCTTTGACGGGACTCTTCTTCACGTAAATGACGAATCAGCATATTAACGTACACGTCCCGCTCCCACGGCATCATATTCTCCAACTCAGTTAGACTGTATTTGTGATGTTGCATCAATGCAAAGTTCACTTCAAACAGATTGATCAGAGAATCGTGGGCGAGGGCTACGCGAAAAAAGCTGCCATCCCCTCAAGAACGACTTCACTCTTCACTTCGGTCTTCGGATTGAACACCTCAATAGTATGTCTAAGTTTAGGCATACTCTCAAAGAAACCTTGTACCTTCTGGAACTGAGTAGAGTTCATACCTTCAAAGAACTCAATGAGTTCTGCTTTCTTGTATGCTTTTGCGTCTTCAATCTCTTCGCCATTGGCAATTTGATCTACGCAGTCAGCAGCAAGTTGGAAGATGTCTTCTAAACCAGGGTTCTCAGAGAGGTTAGTCTTAACAAAGGTATCAATAGAAGGATACTTCATAACCAAGGTAACATCGTCAGTGATCTTGACTTTGTTAGTGTGTTCATCAGGTACCTGTACTTCAACCTCGTCAAGGTTTACTTCAACGTCAACCTGAGTTTCACCATCGTCAGGGCAAGTGAGTTTGAACTCACTAACTTCACCGACAGACTTAGCACGAATCTTCAGGAACAGATATTCAATATCAAAGGTAGCAAGGGTGTCTACCTTCTTCACACTGGTACAATTTTTGATAATCTCTTTGACTGCTTTGACCATCTCTTTCTGGTCGCCAGTTTCCATTGCAATGTAAAGCAACTTCTCTTCGCGAACCAGGAAAGGACGGTACGTTACCTTCTGACCGAAGGGCAGTACACATTCATACTCAGGCACCACCAGCGTGGGCAAAGGCATAGGCATAATTTTAAGACCAATTCAGTTGTAACTATTTAGAGACTATCTGAAGATGCTACTCAGACTATCAGCAACGTCAGAAATAGCATTGATAGTTCTATCAACTCCAGCAAGAGTGTTGTTGATGTTATTAAAAATGTTGTTAGATGTTGATGGTGCTCCACCAACAGGTTGGTTGAACAAGTCTGGTGCTGCACCCTCGGTGATAATATCTTCTGTCCAATCACCTTGGCTCTTAATGTAAGTACCCATACGGAAACGTTCAACATAGAACTGAACATCCAACCTCATCAGGCTTGTCTGTTCATTGTTGAATGTCATTGCACCAACATTGTATGGGAAGCATCCAACTGCTCTCCATTGTGCTGTAATCTTATTGTGTCTGATGTTTTGAACACCACGATCAGCATCATAAGTTCTGGTCACTAGGTTGGATCCAGGTTCCCACTTATTAATGATGATGTCAGTCACATAGTTGTCATAGAAGAGACTTCTGTTCTCAGTGTCCCTAGAGATTGTGTTGATCCATCTTTCAAAGAACGATCTGTGCCACTGATTCTTAGTGACAAGGAACGAGATCGTAAGTTCTTGAGGAGTTTGTTGCGTTGCATATCTTCTCATCGAACCGAAGTTGGTAACCTCACCTGTCATCAGGTTACGAGAGGGAACCTGCACACTATCAGCAAAATAATCGATTGCTTCAAACACACCCTGCGGACCACCGTATTCCCAAATGATCTCGCGTGCAAATTGGGGAATGCCCATCTGCACACTAAACATATTGGAGCGAGATGGTTCATACTGACCAGTCGCAACCAGGTTCTTAAATCTTGTGAATGAGATTGACATTAAGCAAACCGATAGACTAATTGAGATGGAACATCTATGTTCCTGCCGTTCACTGTACTTACAAACTGTTCACAGGGTATCAAACCCACATCAGACCACTCAGAAATCGGCACGTCGAATGTAGGAGAGAGTACATTAGAGCGTAAGTATTTATGGTAAGTAACGGGGGGTATGTCAAGTACACCTCCCTGTAGGGACTCACCCAGCCCTGAACGTCCTGCTGGTGGTAGGTAATGAAGGTTTGCACCCCAGAATCTAGTGCCATCTTCACCTAGCACATACACTAGAGGATATCTATCCCAGAACTGCATCCTCTCACCATAGGTAGCATTGT